TTATCCTTAGCGGTAGGATCAGCTGATGTAGCATTGTCACTTGCAAACTATGCAACATCAAATGGTAAAAATTTATACTATAAGTTAACTGGTACTCTAACTGCAAATAGAACAGTTACTATGCCAGATAGTGCTGAAAGAGTTTTTATAGTTGAAGATGCAACGGACAGATCTTCTTCTCTATATACTTTAACAGTTAAAACAGTTTCAGGGACAGGACTTACTTTACCAGTTGGATCAACTACAGTTTTATATTCTGATGGAACTAATATTACAGGGAAATTACAAACTAAAGGATACATTACACCGGGAGCAACATATACAACGGTTAATGGTGATCAAGTTTTAGTGGACACATCAGGAGGTGGTATTGGTGCACCAGTTACAATCAATTTACCCGTATCTCCTGCAATAGGTGATGAAGTTCATTTTATAGATTCAGGTAATAACCTTGCATCAAACAATTTAACAATCGGTAGAAATAGTTCTAATATTTTAGGCTCTGCTTCTGATTTAGTAGTATCTACAAACACAGCAGCATTTACTTTAGTTTATGTTAATGCAACAAGAGGCTGGGTATATAAAGATAACATATAGGAGCACGGACCATGGCTCTAATTGATTTTAAAGTCTTACCAGGAATAGACAAACAAGATACCACATCTGGTGCAGAAAATAGATGGGTTGATTGTGATAACACAAGATTTAGATATGGACTACCAGAAAAAGTTGGTGGTTGGTCATCATTAATTACAGATACAATAGTAGGTGTTGCAAGACGTCAATTTGCTTTTGTAGATATATCTGGAAATAGATACATTGCAATTGGAACAGATAAATTTTTGCTTATATATTTTGAAGGTCAACTCTATGATATTACACCATTAAAAACTACTTTAACATCTTGTACTATTGCAACTACATCTGGTTCAGCTGTTTGTTCTATAACAAAAACTTCTCATGGTTTAAGTTCTGGTGATATTGTATTATTAGATAATGTAACTTTACCGGGAGGAACTGGTTATTCAGATTCTGATTTTGAAGATAAATTATTTCAAGTAACAAGTGTTACAAGTTCAAGCGTATTTACAATTACACAAAGTTCTAATGCAACAACAACAGTTGCAACAGGTGGTAGTTTAGAAGTTAAACCTTATGAACAAGTTGGTCCTGCAGAACAATCATATGGTTATGGTTGGGGTATTGATACTTGGGGCACAGGTGCATGGGGAGAAGCAGCATCTGCATCTGATGTTAGTTTGGAACCTGGATTATGGTCATTAAGTAATTTTGGAGAAGTGTTAGTTGCAACGATTGCAAATGGAAAAACTTTTACATGGAATGCAGGAGACGCTGCAAGATTAACAACAAGAGCATCAACAACTACATCAGGGTTCGAGACAACAAATAACCCAACAGCAACTAGGGTAACTCTTGTTTCACCAACAACACGTCACTTAATTCATTTAGGAACTGAAACAGTTATCGGAGATACAACTACTCAAGATGATATGTTTATTAGATTCTCGGATCAAGAAGATATAAATGATTATACACCAACAGCAATTAATAGTGCTGGTACACAAAGATTACAAGATGGAACTAAAATTATAGGTTCATTAAAAGCAAAGGAAACAATTCTAGTTTGGACAGATAACGCACTGTATACAATGAAATTTATTGGTGCACCTTTTACATTTGGTTTTGAACAAGTTGGAACCAACTGTGGATTGATTGGTAAAAATGCAGCAATAGAAATAGATGGTGCTGCGTTTTGGATGTCTAATAATGGTTTCTTTATGTTTGATGGTACAGTTAAATCTCTACCTTGTTCTGTTGAAGACTATGTTTATGATCAAGCAGATACAACTAAAGGTCAACAGATTTATGCTGGAATAAATAATTTATATACAGAAGTCGTTTGGTATTATCCTTCACAAGGTTCTGATTATAATGATCAATATGTTGTATTTAATTATGGAGAAACTATGAAAGGTGGTGTTTGGTATATTGGAACCGAAGCTAGAACATCTTGGATTGATGCTAGTGTATACCCTAAGCCATCAGCAACTAAATTTAATGATTCAGCTACAGGTACTTTTCCAGTTATTATTGGTGAAGATGGTTTAGGTCAAACTACATTATTTGAACATGAGGTAGGAACAGATCAAGTTAATCCTGATGGTAGTACAACAACGGTTACCTCATTTATAAAATCATTTGATTTTGATTTACAAGCAAGACAACAAAATGCACAAGGTAGATCAACTGGTCCAACCATTTCAGGAGAAGTGTTTTTAGCTATGAGAAGATTTGTACCAGATTTTAAAGATTTACAAGGTAATGCAAAAGTAACTCTTGCTGTTAAACGTTATCCGCAACAATCAGATACAGTTACGTCTTTAAGTCCCTTTACAATTAACTCTAGCACTGATAAAAAGGACACTAGGGCCAGAGGAAGATTTGTTAACATTAAGATAGAAAACACTGATGTTAGTGAGTCGTGGCGTTTTGGAACTTTAAGAATAGATATACAACCAGATGGACGTAGATAATGGCTAAAGTAGTAGTGAGAATACCAGAACCAAAAGAAGAATACGATTTTTCTAACCAAAAACAAATTAATAGAGCTATTGCTTTAGTAGTAGAACAATTGAACTCAACATTTTTAAATGAACTCAAACAAGAGACTGAAAGGTTTACTTGGTTTAAATCTTCGGGGAGTAGTAGTTAATGGCTAACATATATAAAAATGCACAGTTTGATTTAACAACAACTGCTGCTACCGATATTTATACGGTACCATCTAACTCAAGAGCCATTGTTCAAAATATACACATGGCAAATATAGGAGCAGGTAATGTAATTGTACATGCACATATTTATGATAATTCAGCAACCACACAATATACGTTTGCAAAACATACAATTGCAGCAAGTAATTCGCAATCAGTATCTGATGGATCGGTTGTGCTAGAAGAAAATGATATATTGCGAGTTCAATCAGATAGTGCTAATGATATAGAAGGAACTTGTGCTATACTAGAAATTAACAGGGATTAGGAGAAAAAATGGCATTTAAAGAAGAAGGCGAAGTAAACTACACAATCATAAATGGTAAGAAAGTACCAGTTGTTAAATGTGAGACTGAAGTAGTATTAAGAAATACTAGAACTAATGAAGAGTATAACTCTGACCAAGAGGCTGAAAATGATATTGCAGATTCAAACACTCCTACAATCAGAGAAGAAATTACAAGATCATTAAAGATTAAAGTAGCAGCAATGCCACCATTAGGAGCAGCGTCAGAGTAATGGCAATAACAAACGCACAGCAAGCTAGACAACTTTATAAAAAAGGTAGTAAAAAACCTGTAGAGCAAGCAGGAGTTATGAACTATATGCCATCTGAAATGGTAACTGTACCAAAAATAGCTAAGTCATCACCAGATACACCTACAGCAAAGTTAGCTTACATCACACCTGAAGAACAAGATGTACTTATAGATTTAAATTTATACGGATCATTAGATGGTAAACCAAATAGAGGACCTGGTGGTATACCTTCTTTAGAAGGTGACTTTGGTTCACCAACAGGTCAAGGGTATAGTGATAATGCAGGAAGTTATGGAGAAGCTGGTGCTGATGTATCTGGAACTACAGACCAAGGAACAGGTGATTACCAAGTAACTAATCAAACAGTTCAAGACGAATATGATAAAAATAGAAAAAAAAGAGAAGCGGATGCAAAACAAAAAGAAATAGAAGAAAAATTCAAAGCTGATGCAAAAAAAACAAGAAAAAAAATGCGTGACAAAGTATTGGCTGATAAAAAAATACGTAAAGAAAGAATAAGCAATATACTTTCAAAAAATAAAAATTATTTAGACCCTAGAACAGGACAAATTGTAGATCTTAGTAACTATGGTGTTACAGGAACAGAATTAGAAGATTTAAAATCACTTGGTATTGATCCAAATAAAGAAGGACCAATGACAGATATGCAACAAGATGTATTTGATCAAATGATGGAAAAGAATGATAGGTTTTCTGGAGTTAATTTAGAAAATTTTCAAAACAAGTTTGATTTACCTACAACTGGAATAACAAGTTTAGATTTAGTAACAGGTTTACTTGAAGGACCTTTATCAAAAGGATCTAAAATAAATAAAGAATTTTTTACTGATGATGTTTTAGGTGCAGGTAAATTTAAATATGATGGTAATGTTGTGAACCCTGAAATATTTTCAATGCTTGACCCTACAGAAATGCAAGAAATATATGGTGATTATGACACTAAAAGAAAATCAGGTGAAATAGATGCTTATGGTAATCCAACTAATTTAAATACAGGTGGTGGAGATAATCAAGAAATGGATCCTTGTAAAGGACCCAACCCACCGGCTTATTGTAATGTAGGTAATGACATTGAAGAAGAAGATACAACACCTACAAGAAATCTAGGTGGCCTTGCTCCAAGATTCGCGGGCTCTATATTTGATTTCACAGGTCTTGCAGATGGTGGACGTGCAGGATACATGGACGGTGGTATGATGGAAGATACTCCTGAAGGTGGAATCATGGACCTTGAATCAGGAAGACAAATGTATTTCTTAGGTAAACTTGTTAAGAAAGCAACAAGAGCAGTTAAGAAAGTTGCTAAATCTCCGATAGGTAAAGCAGCATTAATGTACTTTGGTGGTAATGCACTTATGGGTGCAGGTGGTGGAAAAGGTTTAAGTTCTTTCTTTGGTAAAGGAAGTTTTAATCCATTTTTAAGAAAAGTTGCCGGTGACACAGCATTTAGTGGATTGGGAGATATAGCAAGTAAGTTTGGTATGATAAATTCAAAAGGTGCAATGACTCTAGGTGGTAAACTAGGTTTAGGTTTTGGTGTTCCTTTTGCTCTAGATGCATTAGGTGTAGGTAAAGAAGAAGAGGATAATAGTGCATATGAAAAGTATATGAAAGACATGAGATTAGATATACCAGCACTTAGAGGAAGAAGAAATTTAGCAGCTGCTTTTGATGGTAGCACTTATAATTATGAAGCGTATGCTGATGGTGGTAGAACGGGTTATCAAGAAGGATCAGAAGAACCAGTAGCCAAGAAGACTATGCCATTATTAGATATGGATGGCATGGAAAAAGACTACAGAGAAGATGGTGGGTTCGTGCCTATAGGTCGAATGGAAAGAGCAGACGATGTACCTGCTAGACTCTCTAAGAATGAATTTGTATTTACAGCTGACGCTGTTAGAAATGCAGGTGAGGGAGATATAGACAAAGGCGCAGAAGTCATGTATAACATGATGAAAAACCTCGAATCCGGAGGTGAAGTATCGGAAGAATCGCAAGGATTAGATGGCGCTAGAGAAATGTTTCAAACATCACAAAGATTAGAGGAAGTATTATAATGGCAACAGAGACCACAATATCAAGACCAGCACCTTTTGTAGAAGATATAGGAAAAGATTTAGCCGAACAGGCCGTTGCCTTTACAGGTGTACCTGTTGTATCAGGTGGCATTGGAAGTTTATCACAACAAACAGGTGAAACTGCAGAAGGATTTAAAGCAAGACAAGATGCTGCAAGAGCATTTACAACAAGACAACAAAATTTAGCAGGACTTGCACCACAGGTAGCAGGTCAAGATGCATTACAACAACAAGCACAGACTTTAGCTACACAAGGTGTAGGAAGTTATCAACCTTTTTTACAAGCTGCACAAGGTGCAACGGGTCCACAAGCTTATCAACAGTTTATGTCACCTTATCAATCACAAGTTATGGAAGCATCACTTGCAGAGTTTGATAGAAACGCACAAATGCAACAACAAGGTTTAAGAGATCAAGCAGTAGCATCAGGTGCATTTGGTGGTGGACGTGAAGGTGTTGTACAATCAGAATATATGAGAGGTTCTGATATGAACAGAGCACAACTACAAGCAGGATTATTACAACAAGGTTTTGGTCAAGCGCAACAAGCAGCACAACAACAGTTTCAAAATCAACAAGGTCTAGCTCAATTAGTACCTGGATTACAAGGAACAGATATTTCACGTTTAGGTTCATTGGGCGCATTGAATCAAGCGCAAACACAAGCAGGACTTGATGCAACTAGAGAAGCAAATAGAATGGCTGCGTATCAACCACAAGAACAATTACAAAACTACGGTAACCTTGTTACAGGTATCATGGGTGGAATGGCAGGATCAGGAACACAAACATCACAAGTACCAAATCCAGGATTCTTACAAACTGCATTAGGTGCAGCGGCTACTGGAGCAGGGATATACGGCGCATTAAAGAATTAATATGACTAGAACATTAAAAAGACCGATGTTTAGAATGGGTGGTTCTACAAACTCTGGTATTACATCAGGGTTAGATACACCAAGACAAGGTTATAAAGAACCGGGAGTCGTAGATAAAAACGATGTAATTAGACAAGACGCACAAAGAATATTTGATGTCGGGGTCGATTTAAGAAAAGCAAATCAAATACCTACAGATAAAATGTTATATGGATCAGTACCAAGTTTATTAACTTCTTTTGGTTTAAATCTAATGTCACAAACACCTAGAGGTAAAGGTTTAACTGGATTATTGGCTACAGCAGGTGAAGCTGCAAAAGAACCTTTTTCACAATTTCAACAAGGTAGACTTATGCAACAAGAAAAAGCTAGAGGAAGAAGAGACGATGCTTTAGACTCAGCAGTAGCAAGTGCTGTGGATCTTGAAAGAGAAAGAATCGAAGCATCTGGTAAAAAAACTGGTGGTACTGAATTTGAAAAAGAGAGAAGAGTTCAAATGCTAGATTCTCTTTATGACAGCAAAATTATGCAATTAGAAGTTAATTTAGAAAATGCTTCAGGAGAAGCAAGAGATAAAATTTTATCTGATATAGAAAATATAAGAAGAGAAAAAGATGATAAAAAAATATCTATTCTTGCAGGAACTATGACAGAAGATGATTTTGTAAAAGATATTATCATAGCCGGTGTTAAAAATGATGTATTTGATCCTGCTAAAGTTGCAGAAAAATATCCTGCATTAGCTGGATTATTATATGATGAGTTAAAAGCAGACGGTGGTAGAATAGGTTATAATATAGGCGGACAAGCTATGATGCCAGCAGTTGCAGAAGCTGAAGAGGATCAAGTTGAAAATTTATCTTTCACTGAATTAAGAGCAAGATTACCTCAATCCATAAATAATGATATTGTGCAAGTGATTGCTAATAGCAAACAAGCTCTATTAGATTTTGCAAACATCAGAGATCAACAAGATGTTGATGAGTTTAACCAAAGATACAACGTAAGTTTGAATATAGCACAAGAGGGTTAAATGGCTGACCCTTTTAAACAAAAAGAAAAAAGCATAGAACGTGCTAGCACTATAACAGGACTTGCAAGAGAAGTTTTAAATAAAAAAAAGAAACCTGTAAAATTTACATGGAAAGGTTTAGCTAATCTTTCTACTTCATTATTTTCAACAAATCCTTTTGACAAATTAAAATTAGACAGAATAAAAGAATTACAAGAAGGTTCACAAGCTAAAGAAAAAGATTACATAGATTTTTTTGAAGATGTAGAAAAAGGAGTTATTGGTGGTGTTCAAGATCTAGGTTATGCTGTAGGGGACTTGTTAACATCAGGAATTGATGCAACAATAGGAACAGATCTTTCGGAAAAATTAGATAAAGTTTATGAAGAAAATAAAATTAAAGATCCTGAAACATTAACAGGTTCTATTACAAAAGTTCTTACACAGTATGGTATACCCGGTGGTGCATCGTTTAAAATATTAAACAGAGTTAAAATACTTCAAAGAAATAGAAAACTAGCGGAGACTGGAACTAAATTACAAAAAGGATCACAGATTGCAAAGAGAGCTGGTTACATGGCTAGTGCTCTTGCTGCAACAGACTTTGTTGCATCTACTCCGGATAAAGAAACTTTATTTGTAAAAGAAGAAAAAACAGAAGGATTAACAGGTAGGGATTTAGCATTAGCGAAACTAAGAAACAGAGTTAGGTTTGGTACAGAAGGTGCATTAATTGGAGGTGGTTTTTCCTTAATAGGTAAACCAGTAGCTCTTGGTTTTAAATATGGTATTTTTAAACCTGGTGCAAAAATCGCAGGCCTTGGATTAAAAGCAGTAGACAAGGCTATTGTATCACCAATCACGTACCTTGGATCAAAAGCAATACCAGCACCTGCAGGAAAAGCTATACGAGATGCAAGTGCATTTGTAGTAAACAAAGCATTAGCACCAATTAGATTAGGCACTGGAGCAAAACAATTACCTAAATTTCAAGAATGGAAATTATTTACTAGAGATAGTAAAGACCCACTGGAGAGAAGATTAAAAAAACTTTCTGGTTTTTTAGAAAGGTTTACATCACAAGGACCACTAACAGGACTTGGTTATCAAGTATCATCAGAGGCTAAAAGGGAAATAAAAGCACAATCAAGAACTATAGAAAAATATTTAGAGTCTATTGAGAAAAAAGCATACAATTTAGCAAAAGATTTTGAAACAAAACATAATACAAAAACTACATCAGAGGCTAGTCAGGATTATTACTTAGATCAAATACTTGGTTATTTAAAAGGTAATGTAAAATTAAAATCGGTTGCACCAGACCTACAAGGAAGTGCAAAAAGTTTAAATAATGAGTTAGTACAAATAAAACAAAAGTTTGCAGATTTGTTACCTGAAGGCGATCTTAAAAACTTTATGTTAGATAATTTAAAAACATACATGAGACAGTCATTTAGTATTTTTACAAACCCGAACTATCAACCAGATAAAAAAATATATGATGGTGCAGTAAACTGGGTAGCTAAGAATGTTGTACAAACAAACAAAGATTTAAGAGAAGAAGCTTTAAAAACATTAAAGACTGGTAAAATGACAGACAAGCAAGCTATTGATGAAATGGCTGAGTCTTTAACAGATAAAATATTAAAAGCAGGGAAACAAGATGGTGCAGATCCTTTACAAGTATTAAAAAATGTAGCAGGAAAAGATTTTTTAAGAACAGATAGAATGATAAGAACGGGTGAAGAACTACCTGATGTAATTAGAAAATTATTAGGACAGGAAAATAATTTAAAGTCTTCTGTACTAACCACTACATCACATGCCATAACTCATGCAGTAAACAAACAATCTTTTGATAAACTAGCTAAGATAGGTTTAGATGAAGGTTGGTTATTTAGAAGTAAAGCAGCAGCTGACGCTAAAAGATATTTAGATGCAGATAAAATAGGTGACATAAAAAGTTTAGGTTTACTTAAAAGTGAAATGTCTAAACTGTATGCAACACCAGAATTACTAGATGTATTTAGACAAACAAGAAAAGGTTTAGATACATGGATACAAAATGGTGTTTACAGAAACATACTACAATTAAAAGTAGCAGCGCAATATGGTAAAACCGTACTATCACCGGTTACACAAGTGCGTAACGTTTCATCTGCAAGTTTATTTCCATTAGCCAATGGTCACATAGGTGGTCGAGCTTCAGTTTCAGAATCATTAAAGATGACAATAGATGATATATTTGGTGCAGGAAAAGTTATAGATGAAGATGCATTTATCAAAAATATAGAAAACAAAATTAGACTTGGGGTGTTAGATGAAAATATTGTAGCATCAGAACTTAAAGCAGTGTTGCAAGAAATAAAAAGTACAAGAGGTCTAACAAGTTTAGATAAAATTATAAGAGCATTGTCTGATGGTAAGTTTGCATTTGATGATACAGCTCTTAAAA